AGCAAGTGCAAAACAGTTAACGGAATCTCTCACCAAGAGAAATTTGTTTTGGGCTTGGTTCATTCGGAAGAATGGATCTAAAACCAAATGTAACATTTTCTTTCCTGAGAAAGGAGTTGCTCTTTTTCCTCAACATGTGTGGTATCCGTATGCGGATATGGACGAAGAGAAGACTGAATGTCTCACTGTTGAAGTGCATCGTCACGGATCACCTGGTGGACGTTTCACTTTTGTCGTTGATGAAGCTTCTTGTGTAACACCACCTGACATGGATGTAACTTTTGCATATGTGCCAAATTGTCCTGATTTTCGAACAATGACGAAGTGGTTCCCTGCATTGCCACCCACAGGTCGAGCACTTGCGCAGCTGGTGGTTTGCCAACGTGAAGATTTTGAAAACGCTCCTAACCAGTTCAGTGTTGATAATACTGAAGTAAAGTTTGGAGTTGAAAAACACTCTGGTATGGAGTTCTATGGTGGACGATATAAATCTAGTCTTGCTCGTGATGGAGCATGTATGGGTTGTGTCATTACAAACACCAAAGATCCTGTTCTTGTTGGTTTCCACATTGGAGGCAACCCCTTGAAAGATGAAGGTGTCATGCAAACTGTGACTTTACCTGACTATGAGCGAAATAGAAGAAGATTGAATGGCATGTCCAATGTTGTTTTGTCGGCTCAGTCAGATGAATTGCCAATTTCACAGTATGATAAAAAACTTCTTGCAAATGACCGAGTCCATCCACATTGCATGGCATCACGTATGGGTGTAGACGATTGTGTTGAGATTTATGGTTCTACACAGCTGCGAACTAAACAACGTAGTACAGTACAACCTAGTATTCTTTCCAAAGAAGTTGAAAGAGTTTGTGGAGTCCCTAGTAAATGGGGCCCTCCAAAACTGGAACCAAATTGGGAAGGTTATAATGCAACTCTTGAACACATTGCTCGTCCTCCGTTGATGTTCCGTCACACTTTGTTGAATCGTGCCTGTCAAGATTGGATCAAACCTTTACTTGAGGAAATGAAACGACTTGATGTTTACTTTCAACCATTGTCGTTCAAGGAATCCATTCTTGGAATTCCAGGAAGAAGATTTATAGATCCTATTCCTATGAGTACAAGCATGGGATTTCCCTTGTTTGGTCAAAAGAAGAAGTATTTCACCGATATAAAGAAAGGTGAGGTTCTATTGGATCGAGTGCCAGACAAATCTGTAGTGAAAGAATATGATAGAATGTTGGCATGTTGGCAAGAAGGGAAAAGAGCTTACCCTGTGAGCTCTGCGACTCTTAAGGATGAACCCACTCCATTGGGCTCATCTAAAGTCAGAGTGTTTCAAGCAGCTCCTGTTGCGTTTAGTATGCATGTTCGTAGATTGTTTTTACCAGTTATGCGATTTTTGTGTGCTAACCCAACTTTGTCCGAATGTGCTGTTGGAATGAATGCTTTTGGTCCTGAATGGGACACCTTAATTGATCATGCTTTTAGTTATGATAGTGAAGAAGGTGTTCTTGCTTGGGATTATTCTAAGTATGATGTTCGAATGAGTTCACAAGTTGTGAAAGCCGTCTTGGGAATGTATATAGAACTTGCTCTTGGAGCAGGTTACCACCGAGATGACATTCACATCATGAGAATGATGGTCAATGATATTGCACACCCTCTCATTGACTACAATGGAGTGCTTTTAATGGCATTCAACATGAACACGTCAGGAAACAGTATAACTGTAAATATAAATAGTACTGCTAATTCCTTATATGTTCGCATGGGATTTTTCTCATGCATCCCTGAAGTGGAGGACTTCAGGGCCAATATGGCTTGCATGACGTATGGTGATGATTTTATTGGAAGTTTGCGCAAAGAATATCATGATCGCTTCAATTTTGAAGTGTACCGAGATTTCTTAGCCAAACATGATATGAAGATCACACTACCCGACAAAGGCAATACCTCAAGTGCTTTTATGGAAATTGAAGATGTCGATTTCTTGAAACGGAAAAGCAAATACATTGAAGAGATCGAAACAACAATCGGTCAACTTGATGAAATGTCTATTTTCAAGAGTTTGCATGCAAATTTAAAATCCAAAGAAGCTACGCCTGAGCAGGTTGCAGCAAGTTGTGTTGAGAGCGCAATGCATGAGTGGTTTGCTTACGGCAAGAACCATTATGAATTGCGCAGGGAACAGATGAAAGAAGTTTGTCAAAATGTTGGCTTATTGAATTTATCTGTTTTGGACTACACGTTTGAAGATCGTGTAGAACATTGGAGGGAAAAACATCTTCTGGGATAGCGTAGTTACAATAACATGAGTGGACGCTCCTATTTTTCGATATATATTTCATGTTGGTATATGTTACATAGTTTCATGCTTCTATAAAAAGTGTACATAAAATTTCCTGTAAATACAAGGCGTTTTCCCTCTTCGCGAAGTCTTAAAGAGGCCCAAGACATAGAGGATGTCTATAATTTTCCTTCAGCGCTGGATGGCGCGATTGAACACATTGCGAGTGGACTATCAGTTTTATTAGTGGTAGTCGTCGCCTATACCCTGTATGATATGACTGAATCATATAGGAAGAGAATGGACCAACCTGATGAAGAAATTCATTTTTCTTTGGATCCCCAAACGGAAGAAATTCTTCCACAGTCAAAAGAGGTAGAAAGTAATACAATACCTGTTACTTACATTTTGCCTAACAAAACATTGCCATTTGATTGCTGCCCTTATACTCAGTATTTTGGTTATGATTATAGTTCCCACACTAAGATCAAACCACAAGCTTCAGAGGGGCCTACTGGCAATAGTCTTTCTACTCAGAATGTGACTTTCCATGATTATTCTCCCGGTGCTACTGTAACAGTGGAATCTCATTACGATGAAGTTCACAATGAAACAATTGAGAATGATTTGGATTTGAATAATTTCTTTTCCCGTCCTGTTCTCATTGCTTTCACTGAATGGCAAGTAGGTAATGGTGCTGGAATTCTTTCTAGCAACTTGAACCCATGGTCATTGTACTTCAGAAACAAACGAGTTAGTAATCGCATTTCCAATTTTAAATTGTTGAGAGCAAAACTACATGTTCGTTATTTGATAAATGGTTCACCCCTTCATTATGGTCGCGCTATTGTGTATTACACGCCTATGCAGAATTATGATAAAGTTGGACGATCAGGGGGTGTTAATCCTTTGCCAGTTCAGAATTTGAAAAACAATTCCCAAAAACCACATTTATGGTTGAACCCTACCACTAGTCAAGGTGGAGATTTAGAGCTTCCATTTTTATGGCACAATAATGCTTTGGATTTACCACTTGGAGAGTTTGATGAGATGGGTGCACTAGATCTTGTCAGTGTCACTCCTTTGCGTCATGCTAATGGTGGTACCACTGACGTTCAAATTTCAGTACTGTGTTGGGCAACTGATGTTGTTCTTTCTGGACCTACAACTTGTAATGTTGATGGTATTGCGCCACAATCTGATGAATATTCTAACAGAGCGTTTTCTGCGAAAGCAACTACTGTTGCTTCAGTAATGAACAAGTTGTCCACTGCTCCTATCATTGGACCTTACGCTCGAGCAACATCTTTAGCAGCATCAGCAATGTCAGCAGTTGCTTCTTTGTTTGGTTTTAGCAAACCATTGGAATTGGAAAGAACAATTATTGTTCCAAAAACTACCCATGACATGGCTACTTCAGCAGGCAAAGATGATTGTCACAAATTGTCATTAGATCCTAAGCAAGAATTGACAATTGATCCACGTGCATTTGGTTTATCAAATAAAGATGAGATGGAAATTGCTAACATTGCTTCTACTGAAAGTTATACCACAACATTCACGTGGACATCTGGTAATTCTTCTCCAGCAGGAACTATTCTTTGGAATACTATTGTTGATCCTGGTGATTTTAC